ACCCTCAAAGACATCAAACTTTGCTGATTCGGCAGCGGGCGGCGCTGAGATCCTGATCGAACCGTCACCGGCAATCCTGATCTGCCAGCCGATGGCCTCCACGATCCGCTTCGCCATGGACGCGTTGCTCTCTCCGTCTTCGGCAATGACCGCTTCGGTCAGGTCCGGCGCGTTATCCGCATACGTGACCGGCGCGGGACATATCCGCAGCAGCTCCGCAGCCAGAAGCGCACCGTTCGCACCTTCAGCCGCATAATAGCCACGCGGAAGCAGAATATCCTCTGCCGGTTTAAGCACGCTGTGGCACTCGACGCGGTAGGACTTCGCCGTGCCGTTGATCTGTTCCGTCGGCGCTGATGTCAGGCCCGTGAACAGCGGAACCCGCCCACCGTCTCCTGACTGCCTCGCCACGAGGTACAGACGCACCCACTGCTCGCCGGGGTCATCGGTCATGGTAATATCGGCAGACGCGCCGCCGACGGTCCGGGAAATAGAACCGCCGGTCAGCTGAAGGTCGCCCTCATCGCGCCACGTTGCAGGATTAACTGTTTTCAGAAGGAAGCTGGATGAATAGCTTGTTCTCCAATCCATTTAGCCTTCCCCCTCCTGTTCCGGACTGGACAGCGCGTTCCACTCTTCGAGCGTCATCGCCTCGAACCCGTCCGGATCAACCTTTTTGATGTCGAAAGTATAAGTAATTGCGATTCCCTTGTAGGGCCTGTTCTCACTGACCTGCACGTCCGCTGAGAAGCTGGAGCCGTCCGGCGTGCGAACGTGGCAGATACCCGCCCATTCGGCGAGGTCTCTGATCACGGAGATCTTGTTGTAGTTCCGGATCTTGACCGAGTCGCACGTAATCGTCAGGTCACGCGTCACACCCGGGTTCCAGGATCCGTGCACGGAGCCGCCCAGGTAAACAGTCCTGGAGAAGTCCTTAGACCACGAATTGTCCAGCGTGTTGTTGCTGGGCAGGATCAGTTTCTGACCGCCGAAGTCGATGATCACGCCGCGTTCGTCGAGGTAGTCCCCCGCTTCCCGGTCGAGGTCAAGCCACGCAAGCCGCCCGTCACCGGTGATGTAATCACCATATTTCGATTTCCTGACGATCCTGTGACCGCCAAGCTGACCGAAAGCCGGATAAGGATCAACATAGACCGTGCCGAACGTGCCGTCCTCAAGGATCTTTTCCGGGCGGTCTGCAGACAGCCTATACACGTCGAACGTGTCTGTCGTAGTTGCCGCATCCTCTGCTGTAACTCTGATCAGCGCGATGTGGTCGTTCGCATCGATATTGACCTGTGCTTCCGGAAGTCCCGGCTGAGTATCCCATGCCACCCGGAAACGCTGCGAGACGGTCGCCCGCTGCCCTAATTCATCGGATACGGTCGCTACAAGGTCATAGGTCGCCCCATCATCCAGCGGGCCATTCAGATCCGCATATGCAATCGTCACGGCTGTTTCGCCGATAACCTGTGCGGAAAAGATCTGTTCGCCCTCGTACCCGTCAAAGCGCCCGTCATCGGGCCGGTCGATGTGGTACTCTTCGGCACGAACGATGTCAATGGTCGTTGTTCCGCCGGTGCTCGCACCCGTGGCGGTCACAGACCACGCGTCCATGCTCTTTAATTCGTATTCGCCGGTTTCTTCATTAAGCGTTAAGCCCGTCGAGGTAAATGCAGCCTCGAGCGCCTCTGCTACCGTAATGCCGGATGGAGCCGACCAGTCTGAGGTCTTCCCGCTTTCGGAAGTAACGCGGACACATACCAGATGGTCTGTGCCGGTCTCCCATTCCGGAGTGATCGCCACGAAATGCGAATCGGTTGCATGCGCTAAGATGTTGCCGTAAATGATCACATCATTTTCGATGGTCGCCTCGCATACCTCAGCGGATGCCTGATCGGTTCCGTCGGTGCTCGTGTAGTCCCACGAGATCGTCACGGACTGATCGGCGGTGATCACTGAGTTGCTGATCACGATGGACGGGATAGCGGGCGGCGCGGACATGTCGACCTCCACCGGATCGCACCAAGGACCTTCTGTGATGCCGTCGTCCGTCTCTCTGTTTAGCTTAATGCGCACCCAGTACTTCTTGCCTGTCTCGACTGCCGCGATATTCCATGAGGTCGCGTTCTTGTCCGTCACCTCGTAGACATTCGGTTCGTCCGTGCTTTCCCATGCGTCTTCATGGTCGGACCATGCCAGGGTCGCGCTGGTAGCCTGTCTCCATGACCACTTCCACGATACGCGGATATGTTCGTCCACGACCTGCGCCACGACGTCAGCGGGGGCCACCGGCAGAGACGTGCTTTGCCATGCCCGCGTCGAGGTCATCGTCGGCGTTACAGCTACGCTTGACGGTGTCGTATCGTTGCCTGCGACCACGTTCGTATAGGTTCCAGTAGCCGCATAGACACCGACCGAAGATGTCACGCCGGACGCGTACGGAATATACACGGTCTTGGTTGTCGTTCCGGAAGGCATGATGCCGACCGGCACGATGGTACTCGGCGCGGCGCTGTTCTTGTAGATGATGATCAGGAAGGAACCGTTGACGTCGGACTGGTTCTCGGCGTTGACCGTGGCGGCTACAGCTGTAGCACTGGAAGAAGCAGGGTCAGCCACGGACACGCTGGTAAGCACCGGCGGCGTCAGTCTGCCCTTCTGCGCGATCAGGACATCGCTGTATGCGGTATTTTCATCGTGGAGCACCGCCGTTCTGACATATACGCACTGATCAAGCGTTACCGCGTTTGGTGCGTTGAATACGTGCGTGTCGTCCGAACCGATGGGCTTTCCGACGAATCCTTCATTCCATCCAGCGCCGCCCGGAACGGTCAGGTTGTTGTCCGCCGGGGTCTCGATGGCGTACTCTGTCGTCACCGTATCGACCGGGAACTGGCTGTCACGCGGGCACTTGTGTTTCGATGTGATCTTAGTTCCTGCACCGACTGTGGAGCCTGTGGCGGTCAGGATGATGGGCTTCTTAGGCATGCTGTACGCGTGACTCCGATAAACCCACGGGCTGTATCCTGCCGGACCGTATGACCGCACGCGGAACCACCTCACGTATCCAGCGGTCGCGGATGTTTCCGTGTAGGTCACGCCCGTTTCCGGGTTCGTACTGGTTCCGGTCACCGCATTGCTCCACGTATGATGGACGCCGTCGTTGGTGTTTTTGCAGGTCAGCGTCTGGTACTGCACGCGTACGAACGGCTTCGCGTCGCTGTCCGATACGCTGACGGTCCATGTAAACCGACCCGCATTGGTGGCGGTCCGTGAATAGCCGATTTTGGGCGTGGACGGGATCTTCGCCGTCCATTCCTTATTCACCCACTCGCTGACCGTCGGCGAATAGTTTACTTTGTCCTTCGTGTATGCTTTGCGCTTGCCGCGCACCCAGAACTTCACCCATTTCGGATAGTCCGTCACGGTGATTGAGTACGAGGTCGCCTTGACGCCGATTTTCTTCTTCTGGACCTTCTGCCCCTGAACCTGGTAGTTCAGCCACTGCCCCGCGCCATAGTCGCTGTCGGCTATCTTCCAGCTGAATGTAAATTTTTTACCCTTCCGGGCAATGGTCAACCCGGAAGGTTTCTTGGTTACGTTCTTTGATGCCATATTATGCCATCCTCATCTCGCGTCTCAGCGTCCGTGCGATCTCATCAGCAATATCGGAAGCGTCCCCGCCGTTGATGTAGAAATTGTTGACCATGCCGCCGCTGTAGCGCTTGTCCATTTCGTCCCAGAGCTTATCCAGGGGCAGGACTGCTTCCGGTCCGCTCTCGCCGCCGATCGCGCCGAACAGGGTAGGCTGTGTTAAGATGCCGCCCTGTGCGAAATACGTGTACCCGGCAAGGCTGATGCTCGGATAGTCGACGGAAGACTTGCCGTCCGAAGACCGCGCCGTCTTCATGGACGCGCTAATCACGGGTAAGTGTCCGTGGAGCGCCGGAAGCGACCACGAGAAATTCATCGCGCTGCGCATCGCGGACACGGCATTATTGACCGCTACACGTGCATTAGTGAGCGACCACGTGCTGACCGCCGGAACACTAAGTTTCAGATTGGTAAACACGGTCTTCATTGCGTTGATGGTCGTATTCGTGACGCGTGCAAGCTCTGTATAAGACTGCGTGTCGACCGCCGCGATCTTCAGCTTGACGTTTTTAAACGCATCGGACATGTCGCCGGTCGTAACTTCGACGGTATCCATCGCGTCATCTACTGAAGAGGTGTCAACCTCGCCGGTCTTCAGCTCTTCTTTCTGTTCGCCGCCACCGAACAGACCCTTGATCCAATCCCATGCATCGGAAGCGGCCTGTTTCAGACCCGCGAACGCATCAGACGCAAGCTGTCCGAAGTCGGGCCACTCGATCTCGAAGCTGCTGAATACGTCCTTGACATTAGTCCAGATTTCGCTTGCCTTCTCCTTGACATTGTTCCAGACTGTGCTGACGTCGATTGACGGCAGGTTGATTTTCTCGGTCAAGAAGTCCTTCGCGGCATTGAAAATGTCTTCTGCCGTGCCGGAAATGGTCGACCAATTCAGCATACCCACGACTGGCAAGTCGATCTTCCCGGTCAGGAAATCTTTCGCGTCGTTGAATATGTCGCTTGCTGTGGTCGTTACGGTATCCCACGCACTTGTGGCAATCTTGGTGACGGAAATCTCGCCGCCAAAAAATCCCTTTACCTGATCCCACAGATCGCTGGCCGTTGTCGTGATCGCATCCCACGCACCTGTCGCAATACTAACGACAGAGATTTCGCCACCAAAGAACCCTTTGACCTGATCCCAAAGATCGCTTGCCGTGGTGGTGATGGCGTCCCATGCGCTTGTCAGGATGCCGACAACAGAAATTTCGCCGCCGAACAGGTTTTCAACCTCAGTCCAGAGATTCCCGGCGGTGGTCTTGATTGCGTCCCATGCGCCCGTAGCGATATCGACTACAGAGATCTCACCCGTGAAAATACCCGTTACGGTATTCCAAAGGTCGGTTGCGGTTGTCTTGATCGTATCCCATGCTTTAGTGGCGATGTCCCCGACGGATATCTCGCCGGTAAATACGCCCTTGACGGTCTCCCAAATGCCCTGTGCCTTGCTGATGATCGGCTGCAGGAAGCCCATGACCTTGTCCGCAATCGGACTAAAGAAGGTGCCGACTGCTTCGGAAACGCTCTTCCAGATCCCGGACAGCTTCTCGCCGAGGCTCGCCGCCGCTTCTTTGACCTTGTCCCAGTTCTTCCAGAGGGCAATACCCGCAGCAATTACGCCCGCTATCGCCGCAACGATCAGACCGATCGGGCCGGTCGCCACTGCAGCGATAACACCGCCACCGCCTGCAACCGCGCCGCTTGCCGCTGTGATCGCACCGATCGCACCGCTGATCAATCCGATGACCGTACTGATCGCGCCTGCAACCTTGCCGACCACGACAAGCACCGGGCCGACGACCGCCGCGATACCGGCGATCTTGATGATGAGCTGCTGTGCGCCCGGTGATAATCCTTCCCATCCGCTCCGGAGCTTCTCGACCACGTCAAGCATGGACTGCATCGCGCCCTGGATCATCGGCGCGGCGGAATTAACCAGGTCGGCGCCCATCAGCTTAAGGTTGTTAAGCACGAGCGTCATCTGATCGAGAGGATCCAGCGTCTCGTTGAAAGTATTTTCCGTCGCCCCGGCGAAGTCGCCCATGGAACCGGCAAGGTCATCGAGGTTCAGCGAACCGTTTTTAGCAGCGGTGTAGAACGCGTCGCCCGCTTTCTTGCCGAACAGATCGTACGCGGCCTGAAGTTTCTCAGTGTCGGACGCGTTGCTCCCCATGGTCGTGGAGAAGTCGGACAGCGCGCTGTCGAGGCTCTTGCCGTCCTTGACCGCCGACTGCATGGCCTTCTTTAAGCCCGCCATGGCTGTGGAGCTGTCCATGCCGGACTTCTCCATCTGGCCGAGGAAACCGACCGATTCTTCAGCAGAAAGGCCAAGCTCCTGGAACGCGGTAGCGTTCTTCTCGAGGCCGGATGCAAGGGTATCAACAGAGATGCCTGTCTTCTGGCTCGTGTAGGTCATCGCATCCAGCAGAGAACCGGCGCTTGACGCGTCCTGACCAAATGAAGTCAGAACCTTTGCGGACGATTCAATGGCGCTTGTAACATCCGTGCCGTTGACCTCGGCAAACTGGATAAATGAGGTCGTGAGGCCCTCCAGTTCATCGCCGGTCACGCCGAATCGCGTGTTGAGTTCGCCGACCGCTTCAGCCGCTGTCTGGAAATCTGTCGGAACCGATGTTGCCACATTGGAGACGACTGTCTGCAGACCTTCAAGCTCCGTGCCCGTAGCGCCGGTCTTGGTTGCCACGGTGTCCATGGCTTCGTCGACCTCTTTCCATGCGGAAACGGAAGCCGCCGCAACAGCCACGACGGGAGCCGTGACGCCCTTGGTCAGTGCACCGCCGACCTTCGTGGCCTTCTCGCCCATACGACCGAGACTTTCCTGCCACTTCTCGAGGGTAACATTATGCTTTTCGAGTTCGGAATTGACCTCTTCAAGCTGGCTTTCGTATTTCGACAGCGTGCCCTTCGCCTTCTCGAGGGCGGCGCGTTTCTTGGCGATAGCCTTCTCATTGGCGTTTTCGTCGTTCTCCATCTCTTCAAGCTGAGATGAGAGCACCTCGACCTTCTTCTTGTAGGCCTCGGTCTGCGAAGTGAGGTATTTTTGCCGGTCACCGAGCTTCTTACTTGCCGATGTATTGCTGTCGTATCCCTCTTTTGCCTTCTTAAAGGCCTTGTAATTTTCCTGAGAGGCCTGAGTAACGGCCTGCAGCTGGCTCTTAAAGTCCGATACGCCTTCGGCGGTAAATTCAAGACCTACGCGTTTAATGTCTTCCGCCATTACTCAGCACCTCCTCTCTAAATTCCAGATAACTCTTGTTGTGTACGCGCATGAGGTAAATCTCCTGCAGTTGCTCCTCGAACAGTTTCTTTTGTAGTTCCCGTATGGATTGCAGGAGCCGTCCACTGCGCACCCAGTGCGTCAGGATTCGGTCTGCCCCGCTGCCATAGCGGCGGTAAATCTCATCCTGGAACCAGAATTCGAGGTTTTGGTAAACAATTTCAAAGCACGTGTAAAAAAATCAACGAACGCGTCCCTGTTCACATAGCGGTCGATCAGC